CTATAACATGGAGGTGTTATGGTTTATGGTTTTCCTGGTCATTTTGATGATGACCGGATGGGTATTAACTGTAAGTGTTCGGTTAATATGTCAGAGTGAACGTGTCATGAGAATGACAGTAACTCGAGTCTTGGATCGCCTCCGGTACAAACCCTCATTAGATGTGAGGCAAGTACGCAAAACGTTCCAAGATGAGGCGTTGCCTTCAGTACGTGTTATTGAGCAACACTCTCACGGAGAATCTGCCGCGGCTAGAAGCAGCGGTAGGGTATTCTCAACGAAAATAGCAGAAAAGTTGGGTGTGCCCGCTTACAGCTATCAGATGTCATCTAGTGATCAGTACCACAAAGTATCTGGTTACAGAGATTGGCGTTGGTCGAAGGACATCCCGGTGGAACCGAGAAATGATCCTGAAACTGGACTCTCTTACATGATCGATGTAGATTACTACATGGAAATGGGAGATTACTTGGCGGGTAGATCCGAGCCAAGTATTGTCTACACAACACAACCTAGTGTTGTGGCTAAGTCTACTGGAGATTCAGTACACTATTTTGACAATGAGAACAATCTGATAACTCATGTCTCAGGTGGTGCAGTTTACATGCATCAGATTTGGGATTACACATGTGATTCATTCATCGCTGTAAAGCGACTGTTTGGAATTCCAGTGAGCGTAACACACTATCTTGTTGATCACAGACAGGTCACTTCCGAAAGGAAGATGGTCTTGTTTACACCAACAGGAACTTGGACTGGCTTCTCGTCATGGTTTGCAATGTGGTGGATTCGGGGTACCGAATTATCACCTTTGAAACCAGTCACCAACGGCTGGGCAACATTGTATAAGCAAACGAAGCAGGGTCTGTTTGTATCAGTTGGAAGAGCTGGTACTTATGGAGAAGCGACCGTTCCAGTGGCAACATTGGAGCGTATGTTCGCCTCAGACAGACTTTCCAAGCAAAGCGCAAATGTTGGATCTATCGCATCATGGGCCGAATCCGATAGAAACGTGGGTGTAATCTTGGCAGATTACATTCGTGAAAACAAGGGGATCAAAGCTCCTTACGTTGCCAACATTGAAGAAGGCGTTATCAACTACACTGCCGACTTAAAGCAAGATGGTGAATCTAAGGATACCATCGCCCCATTCATGCCAGCGATTGTTGCTGGAGGATGCTTTGCACCTGGTCAGGACAAGGCAACTACAACATGGGGTGTCGAATCGAGAGTGACAAACTTAAAACAGGTACGATCTCTGGAATTGTCAAACCAACAGAAGAAGTTGGCACGGGTGTTCGTGTCAAAGGTAGTTGGAAATGCCAAATTGAGCGTTGTCGAGTACGATGACGTTTATGACAATCAACAGAGAAGACAACAACGTGCTATCCTTGAAGAGGCGAGCAATGTTGGTGAAGTCGTAGACGACACCATCAAGTCCTTCATGAAGCGTGAAGCTTACGCCAAGGTCGGGACACCAAGGGTGATATCAACACTCCCCGGCCTTACGAAATTAGAGTACTCAAGGTACACTTTAGCTGCCAGTAAACACATCAAGAAGTTTAACTGGTATGCTTTCCGCAAACCAACTGAAATTGCGGAAAGGGTTTCAGAAATTGTTTCTGCTGCTTCGATGGTGGCAGAAACAGATTTCTCAAGAATGGATGGTCATGTGACTCAAGAAGTAAGAGAGCTTATTGAGGAACCAATAATGATCGGTCTGTTCGGAGAAGACAAGGAAATGCTAAAGTGGATGAGAGAACAGTACAACAAACCCGGAGCTCTTAATGGAAAGAACTACGAAACTGGGTTTGCTCGGGCTTCAGGAAGCCCTGAGACATCTCTCTTTAACACAATCTTGACAGCATTCATTTCGTTCTGCGCAATGTGTGAACTCGGCATGTCATTTGATAAGGCATGGGAGGCACTTGGTGTATACGGTGGGGATGATGGCTTAGTAGCCATCCCTGATCGTTTCACTGCTGAACAAGCAGACAAGGCCTACCAGAGAGCTGCACGAAATTGGGGTCAGGTGTTAAAACTTGACTTCAAGAAGCGCGGAGAACCAGTCCAATTCTTAGCAAGATTCTACGGAACTGCTTGGTCTGGTGGACGTGATAGCATGAGCGATGTAAAGCGACAGCTTGTGAAATTCCACACGACTATTGCCTTGAATGGCATGACAGCTACTCAGAAGATGGCTGATAAAGCGCGTGCGCTACTCCTGACTGATAAGAATACACCGATTCTTGGGAGTTTAGCGAAGAAGTGTTCTGTTGAGGATGTACAACAGAGCAACAACCCGGAAGCATGGAGAGTGACGAACCATTGGTCCAAATTTGAGGAACAAGATCAATTCCCAAATGAATATGGAACATGGATGGATGACATCATCCACACTCAGATGCCTGATTTTGATCATGAAGTGTTCAACAATTGGATACTTCAAGGCAAGCCTGAATCTCCTCCTCAATGTCTGGATTTAACACCAGAATTTTACAAGCCCGAAGTGACATGCATCATTAACGATGACATTCACGTCGGTACTGGGATCAAACCTAGTAACGCTATCCAAGCCTCACCTGCCGTTAAGCAGGTTAACAAAACTGACTCTAAGAAGAGGCCCACTCACAAATTTAAAAGTGAGACTTCTTCTAATAAGTCAAATCAGTCAACGAAACATGGTGCAAAGAAAGCCCACCACCAAGCAAGCTCGATCGAGAGCTGCAGCTCAAAGGCGTCAAGCCGCAACTCGAAGAGGCCAAGGTCCCGCAAGGGGTCAAGGTCAAAGATTGGAGACCGCATCGTCGCTGGACGAACAAACAACTAGTTATGCGAAATTATTGGCTAATCCGTGTACTTCGAACCTTGTGCAACCTCTCTATGGAGCATCCGAGGGAGGCTACATGGCAAGGGTTACTAAGGTACTCGAAGTTCCGACCGATAATTTGTACGTGCATGGCTATTGTGTGTGGTTCCCCGATTACATTGGCGCATCGGGTAATGCAACTGCAACTACTCAACGCAATGGTAATATCTATATCTTTCAAGCTACGAGTACGAGCTCTAATCCCACCAATACAGCTGCTTTGCCCCTAGGAATGGCGGGGTCATTGCAGTCAGTTAATGGACAGTTTATCAACGATCCGATGTTAGCAATTGCTTCCGGTACACTTGTACAGGATTGCCGTACTGCAGCAGCCTGTATTAAGTGGTCATATACTGGACGTAACGATGCGCTTTCAGGTCGTGTCGGTTATCTGAATAATGTACCCCGTGAAGCAATGCTCACAGGGGATTCTGGTCTTCCACCGGACGTCAACAATATGCTATTGTATTCTGATTCTGTTGCACGTTGTCCGATGGATACGCTTGAAAATAAGTTCCGTCCCACTTCATCTAGTCAGTACTATAGGACGTCGGGAACTGTTTCGAGTGATGGACCGGATCTTGGTACGGATTGCTGCTTCCTAGCAGGAATTCCGGGAACGAGTGCGACCGAAGTCGCACAGGGTATTTCTTCTGGTTCCAGCAATGGAATCGGGTTCATTTGGAGCGGGGTTGCACCGGGAAGCAGCCTCGTAATGGAATTCTTGAAGGTTGTCGAATGGCGACCTGATATTTCATCCTCGCTTGTAGCACCT